ATAAGTGGATGTAGTTGATACCATAAATAAACTCCTCAGTTACGTTTTTGCTACGCACACTTTTCCATCAATGTAAGGGAAACAAGCGCCGTAGCTCGTTATAACCGTTATCGCACAGTTTGGCTGTAGCTCCAAAATTCTATGCGGCGCGTGAATCTTTTATGGGCGTCCAGGTTTCGCTTGTAGCTGCAACTGGCGTCCACGTTTCCGGCGTGCCTGCGATTGGCTCCCACTTCTCTATGGCAGTTGTTGCCAAGCTTAATGCAATTGTTGAGGTTGAACTGCCAAGCAACACACGCGCAACGGATGTAGAAAGAGACAACGATACAGCTAAATTGACAGCCCCAACAACGTCAAACACACCGCTTGCAGTTGTCGTTAAAGTTGATGCGATTGTGGCTTGTGCGTTAAGTTGTGGGCTTGCGCCAACCGTCATCGTAGACGTAATGGCAATTGTGGCTGTGCTTTGCTCTATGCTATCATTGCGGCCATAGATGCTTGTGCCGTAGGTTTTTAAGCCATAACCAGGTCTAAACCCTTCGCTTGCAACATATTCCTCTGCAACGGTAATTGTTGCGCTTTGCAAAGTAATCGTGGCACTTGCATCGTTAACTGTATCTGGATCAACAACGCTAACGGATAAAGTAGACGCAATAGCTGCCGCGCCATCTTTTACAACTTGCGCAGAACAAGCGGCGCTTAGCGCAGGCGTTACCGTTGCGGCGGCGTCAATCGCACCAGTAACACCATACAAACCAGTGCCGTAAAAGTCGGCACCATATGAGGCGCGATAAGCCACTAGTCGAGCGTTATATCAAGATCGCCTGCCGGAATACGGAACACATCGCCAGTTGCAATTGCCTTACTTGCTGACAACGCAGAATAAGCAATAAGATTACCGCTAGTGCTTGCATCAAATACGCCGATATGCGTAACTGTTCCAAAGCTTGATGTAGCCGTCGGAAACTCAATAGCGCCAGAATTCGTTGCCAAGTTGCCAGACACGGTAAACGAAACTGTTTTTCTAACATATGCAGTGCCAGATGTAGAAACCTCTGTACCGCTTGCATCCTCAGCGGGGTTAGATGTAAAAAGCGCCAAATACCAAGCCGTTGGCCTTGTTACGCTTGTTGCAGTAAACACGTAATTTAAAACGTGCGTCTCAAATGTATTGCTAAAACTCATGGTTAATACGCCTTTATTTTCATGCGACGGCCAGAACCGCCAAACTTAGTTGCCTCAGATTCGCTGTTAATATCAGCAAGTGTTTGCGCGTAAGTATTTCCCCAAACCGCAACACGCGCATCGTCTTTTAAGTAAGGGGCAGAGTGAACCAGTGCGCCATACAAATACACATCTGGGAAAAATGTTAGAATGTCATTGGTGGTGTTGCTGTCGCTTAACGCGCTTACACGTTTATAATAATATAGCTCTGTCGTGTATGTACTGTCTGGCGTTGGGTAAACCTCAATCTCACCGGCTGTAATTGCATAAAACTGTGGCTTGCCAGTTGCATCAGAACTAGACTTACGACGCTTTAACATTTCAGCTTTGCTCAACAGCTCGATCTGCGCCAAATCGCCAGACGTTACGTGAAAAGTCAAAGCTTCTGCAAAATCTGCGGGTAGGGCGCTAAACTGCGTATCAACTTCTGCTGTGGCTCTACCCTCCATACGCCAATGCCTCACACGCCTGTTTATGTCTGCTTCTGCAAGAGTAATAAAATCTGGCGCAACGCTTGTTAAATCATCACGGTTAAGAAAGTCACCTATTGCTGTTTTAAGCTCTGCGTATGTTGTTAATGCCATCTACGTCCTCACTGAATTTTTACCACGGCAACCCCATGCCTTACGCCGCACTTTAACTTTAGGCGTGCGCTTCTGGCTCACCGTTCTTGCGCAATATGCCTTGCCTCGCTTTGTGCCAGGAGAGGACACACGCCTACGCGTTTTGCCATCGCCATCCTTATATGTTGTGCCATCTGCAAATTTTTTGCTTGGCGATATTTTTTTGCGCTTGGCAGGCATCTCTACATACCCATTGCAATTGTTAATTCGTTAATCTTGTTCTGCACCAATCGCTGCCGTTCAACAGATGGTAATGTAAAAAAGCCAACGCCCATCTCATCAGCAACAATATTGGTTGCGATTTCCTCAACCATGTTTTGCTGTGGTGTTACCTCGGCTGTGTTAATCGGTGAGGCAACATCTGCAACAGGAAACGCAGAAGGTGCCGTAGACTCAAAACCACCGCCAACTGCATAAGGATTGGTAAACGGTACTGTTACGCCCTCCATTGGCTGCATCGACATATTCGGCACCATAGGATTGCTCACCATTTGAGGCGCATTGTTCTGCATAGGCATAGGTCTGCGCATAGGCTTTTTTGCAAAATATGCAGAACGTTTGCCCATGTCTCGACCAAGCACCGAGTTCGCCAAGTTGCCAATCATGCTTAACAAACCGCCACCCTCAAAACGACCACCACGCGCCATAGCCCCGCCACCGTCAAACATATCACGCGCATTATAAAAACCACGCGATCTTGCTAGTTCGTCAAATATGCTCATCAAGCTTTCCTACTTTTTGCAGCTTTGGCTTTTTTCCACAAATCAGCATCTGCCTTGCGTGCGCCGCCACTACCGCTAATAAAACTGTTTACTCTGCCCATGCTCCACGCTGCCATCGGCACATTGCGTGACCCAGAGCTTAGATACGCAGCATCGCCACGCTTCTTAACTTGCCTCAATATGCCAATTGGAATACCGCTTTGTTTGGCTTTATTAGCTAACGCGCTTCCGCCTTTTGACTTTGGTTTTGCTTTGGCTGGCACGGCTTTTGCTCACTTTCTTTACATCAATAGGCAAACCCAATTTATACCTACGCTTGGTTTCCAATATCTCACGTTCCTTTGCAGCAGGATTACGAGCATTAGATAAATATTTCTTAGGTACCCCACGCTTAGTTTTGGATACCTTCTTAAACTTTGGCACTACTTTTTCTTTCCACCCTTTTTCTTGCCGCCTTTATGTCCATAACCAGGCATCACAAAAACCTCCATGTAAGTTGCACCTACAACTTAACACAGAGAGCTTAGACGCCCAAAAATTCACGCAATACCAAGCAAATTCCGCTTTAACTCGCCGCGCCACGTCTTAAACGCGCCAGACAATGCAGTTGCAGCATCACTCGCCATCGTTAAGCACAATGCATCAGCTAAATCAGGTGAACCCAAGCCACGCTTGCGGATCTCATCCTTAGATTCAGCTTTCATTTTACCAGAGGACGTAAAGCTATACCGAATGGCCGTTAATTCAGCAATTAGCTGGTCATCTTTCGGCAACTTACAACTACGATCCTCCAACCACGCCTTGCACTTAAACCATAGCTCAGACCGCAAGTTCATATAGGTATCACCCATAGATGGGCTTTCTGCTACATTCACGCCCCGCACCGGCAAACCTAGCTCTTGCAAACGGTCAACAACGCCTGACCCCACGCCTATGCTATCTACCAATATCTCAGTAGGGCGCTTAGACGGTGCCAATGCCTCATATTCTGCCACAATCCGACCCGTGGTTTGCATCAAGTCTAACCCACGCCATGACCGTAGCTCAGTCACAATCGGCCCCTGACGCTTGCACAACGCCGTGGCATCAGAACCAAACCGCGCAACGTCCAAGCCCCACACAATCATCGCCTCATCGCTCACAACAACATCACGGTTCTGCGCAGCCTCAACCAAATGATACGGAATAATCGTGTTATCATCAGAAAGTGGAAACTCGCCTAACACACGTACTCGATACGCATTGCTCTCGGGGCCATACCGTAGCTCCATCTCATCAACAAACTCATGGCTCACCAACGGGCTATCCTTGCACGACCATGTGCGCGTCCACCAACTATTTGCCATACGATTGTGGCTCTCAAAAAATGTGCCGCTGCTTCGCGTAGGGTTAGACAACATCAACGTCGTAGCATTATGGCCAGACATTGAGCCCGCCGCCGCCTCATACACTTGCTCTGGCACACCACTCGCCTCATCCACAATCAGCAAAACATGATCGCTATGCACCCCAGCCAAAGCTTCTGGCGTTTCTGCGCGTGCCGTTCTGCAAGATATAAACGCTTCTGCCGGAGCACTCACAAGCTCAACACGGTCAGACTTCACATTTAACAATTGCTGTAATTCCTTGGGCAATTCATTCACCCATCGTTTTAATTCAGCAAACATAGCATCAAAAAGTTGGCCTGACGTGGGGGCCGTTACCACAACCTTGCAAGGGTAACGCAATAGCAAAAACCAAAGCATTGCCCAAGACGCGGTTGTGCTCTTACCTGTTCCATGA